AGTGTCAGTTGCAAAATCACCATTCGTGACCAGTTCCGACCCCAGCGACGCCGCCGCAGGGTTCTGGTTCGGCACCACGGTTGCGTTCGTCTTGGTCCACGCCGCGTTGTCAAACTCCTGCGTAAACGTCAGCAAGTTCCGGCTCTGGGGCGTCGAGGCGATGTTGCCCGACGAGTTCACGAAGGTCGCCGCAGAGGTGCGGGTGAAGTCGATCAACTGATCGAAAGTGCGGTTAACGAGAGGCATGGTCTACTCCCAGACCTTGAGAATGACGTAACCCGGTGCGGTAGGATCGGTGTTGTACACCTCGTACTGCTGGGTCAGGAAGTTGTTGGCCAGCGTGTAGTCGTAGACCGGATCGCTAGGCACGAAATCGAGAATGAGTGTCGGTTCGCCGCGGCGGCTGCGACCACCCACGCCCGACCCGGAAGTCAGGGAGACAAGCGTGCCTATCCCAACGGACAGGCCGTTACGGACAGGATCACCCCAACTCATCGAATGTTGATCGGCTTGGCGTACACGGTGCCCGACACGCCGATTTGCAGCGCGCTGACCCGCCATGTGGCACCAGTGCCGGGCGGAACCGTGAACGGAATGGGGGTGAAGGCCGGGATCGGCGTGTCGGCCGAGGTGGCGGTGACGCCCTCACCGACGCGGACATAGGCGTCAGTGGTGCTCCACACCAGCACGCCCTGCGGGCCGGCGTTCCAGCCCGTCGTGGAGCCGGCAGTGCCGGTATACGACGCGTTCTGCGTCGCAAATCCGGCGTCGTTCAGGGGGCGAAGCAATTCCATAACGTCTATCCTTACGCCAAAAATTTCAGCTTGTAGAGGGTGGAGTAGTACAGACCGAAAATCTCGTCGATGATGTTCTGAAGCGGCGTGCAGTCCTTATCGACCACCTTATACCGCATTTCCATCAGGTCTTCCACCTGACCCTCCAGAAACTCGACCACGTTGTTGGTCTTCTTGGCCGACATCAGCGAAATCGGGCCGATCAGCCCGTACTTGCCCTGATAGGCTTCCGCAAACTTGTCCGCCAAGTCGATGATGCCGTCGTAGAACTCGTTCAGAGCGACGTGCTTGGCGTAGCTGCGCGTGTTGAGGTGCGCGGAATGGGCCACATCCCGCGCCAGAAACAGCATCCCGACGAAATCGTTACATTTGCTCATTTTCAGCCGTTCCTTCGGGCATTTCGGGCGTCATAGGCATCTCAGGCGCTTCCATTTCTGGGGCTTCCATTTCCGGCATTTCAGGGCCTTCCGGCGCCTCGTTTTCCGGCAGTTCGCGCATTTCCGGCGCTTCGCCGATCAGGTCGCCAGTGTCCAGCGCAGCCGCAATCGTGCCCATGACTATATCCTGAATTTGTTCGGGTGTCATGCTGTTCTGCACGGCGGCGATGCGCTTGGTTTCGGCGTTGTAGGCGTCGATCTGCGACTTGTAGCGGTCGATCTCGACCTTCTGCTGCTCGGTGCTGTCCTGAATGTTCTGCAAAATGTCCGTGACGCGGTTCAACTCCTGCGTCATGGCTTCGATCTGCTGCTGCGCGGCCATCATTTCGGGCGACTGATCGCCTTCCGACAGCACCTTCGGGTCCAAAATCTTCTTGAACCGCGCCGCCATCTCCTGCGCGCCCGGCCAGTCCATGTTCTTGATGAACAGGTCGCCGGCCACCGTCCAAAGCTGCGGGTTGGCCTGCAAAATCTGGCTCATGGCGTCCAGCGCTTCCTGCCGCTTGGTCATGTAGCCGGGGCCGGTCGTGACCATCACGTCGTAGGTGCCCACGCCGGGGTTGTAGATTTTTTCGATCAGCGACCCGTCCGGCCCGCGGATTTCCTTGACCGGCTCCTGCTGGGTCGGGTTGAACTTGACCATGTTCACGTCGCCATCGACGCCAATGATGCGGGCGATGCGCTGCGTGTCGTAAATCTTCGGGATCAGGTCCACGATCTGCCGCGTGATATGGCGCACGGCGCGGGCGAGGTTATCGACGTAGTGGTACGTCCCCACGTCGCCCTGCTTCTCGCGGGCGATGATGGCCTTGGCCGAGCGCTCGTTGCCGCCGATGCCCAGCGAGGCGTCGTACTGGCCGGTCGTGCCCTTGATGTCGTCAGCAGCCCCCATCTTGGCCTGAATAAGACCTGTCTGGGGCAACGGAGGAGGTGCGCGCTGGGGTAGAGGGAGGACATTCCCCGCGCCGTCCGTCACGTCGGGATTGACCTCCAGATACGGCCAGTTGGTCGTATTTGCGGTCTTCCACTGCTGCTCGTAGCCTTCAAACTGGCCGCCGTAGCCGATGAAGGGTGCCTTCGGGGCCAGCGCCAGCATTTCTGCCTCTTGGCTGGTCCAGTAGTTGTACATGCGCTGCGCGTCCTTGGCGTTGCGCACAAGGCCGGAGATGTGCATCCGGCCATCGACTTCCCACTCGTTGCCGATGACGCGAACGACCGGTATCCACTTGCCCGGCCACTCGCGCTCGTCGAGCACGTCGAAGCCGTTGGTCTTCATCCACATGACCTTGGTGCGCTGCACCGAGCGGCTGCGGATCGGCTTGCCGAACAGCGCCATAAGCTGCTTGTCCAGCGGCGTGCGGGCGAAAGCCGTCTGGTTGTCCGGGTAGAGGTGCAGCGTGGCCGGTTCGTAGGTCTTATAGAAGTACTCCGCGATGCGGATGGTGTCTTCCTGAAGCCACGACGAGATGCCCTGATCGCCGACGCCTTGGCTGTACAGCGTCGAGATCGGCGTCGCATCGGGGAACATCCGCTCGTATTCGGTCTTCAGGATGTCTTCGGTGATGAAGCACCACTCCGCGTCCGCGCCGCACGGGTCTTGGATCGTCGGGTCCATGTAGACGCTGAACGAGTTGCGCACGCGGCCGATGCGGATGTCCTGATCGAACGTCTCGTCGTTGCAGTACTCGGTCAGCAGGCGGATGTAGCCTTCGCCGTACGTGACCTGATTGTCGCAGGCGGTGTCGTAGGCCACGTCGGCGTCCGACATGTACTCGATGTGCCGCACGACGCCGTTCAGCACCTCAGCGACCTGAATGTCGGCATTGTCGTCGGCCGGGATGACCTTACCGCTGGGCCGGTTCTGGCGCTGCTCGTTCGTCACCATGCGGACGTGCTGCGGCAGCTTGTTGATGGTCAGGCACGGGCGTGCGTTGATCGTCTGGCCCTGCACGGCCCCGCGGGTCGCCAGCACGTCGGCCGGCCACTGCCACTGGTTGTCGGGCGAACCTGCCATGAAGCGCAGGTCGTCCAGTTCATCCTCGCGGCTGTCCGAGTACGCCGACTGCGCGATTTGCAGCCGGTGACGCATGGTCGCCATCTTGTCATCGTCACCCGACGACTTGGCAGGGTTAGACCCCACGTTGGCCACGCTGCCGGCCGCATTGATGCCCGTAGGGTCCGCCATGTTACTTCTTTTTGCCCTTCTTGGCCGCTTCGCGCTTCACACTATACGCGATTGCAACTGCTTGTTTTTGCGGCTTTCCGGCCGCGATCTCGGCCTTGATGTTCTTGCGAAACGCGGCCTTGCTGGTGGACTTGGTCAGCGGCACGTCACTTGCCCTTCTTGACCGGCGTCTCGCGCATCCGCGTGACCACGCTGATGGTGTCCTTGGCGGCTGGGCGGCGGCGCATCAGCAGGGCCTCGCTGCGGGCCTCTTCGGCCTGCCGTTTGGCGTGCCGGTCGAGCGCGTTCTGCGTGACGGGCGGCGCCGGGCGGTTCTGCGCGGGCTTGGGGGCCGGCTTGGAAGCGATCATGCGGGGTGGCTTGGCCATTTACTTGCCTTTCTTGGCGGTTTTGGCGCTCTCACGGAACGCTTTGGCGGTCGGAGCACCCTTGGTGCCCGGTTTGCGCATCTTTTCGCCCGATCCGGCGGCAATCCGAGCCTTCTTGGCGTGAATGTTGGTGTAAAGTCCCGGTTTCATGAGCATTTCCACCGTCTGAGGCTGGCGCGGGCGCGTTCGCCGTCCTTGGCCTTGGCTGCTACGGCGCCCATCCGGGCGCAAAATGACGCTTTACGGCCTGCTTCGGCCTTGGTTTTGGGGTTCGGCGCCGGCGCCTTCAGGTTCGACCCCGTTTCGCGGTTGTACTTGGCCCGACCCTTGGCGGTCAGCCCCGCGCCCTTGGACGCAGGCAGCTTTTCACCGCGTCCAACTGCCAGCGAGACAGACTTTTTCTTGTCGGCCATGTGTCAGGCCCCCAGCCAAGATGTAGAAACACCGCTCATAGAGTAGCCGCGGCGTGGGTTCTTGTCAACGCGGGCTTCGCGCGACGCCAGCGGGTAGGCGAAGGTCACGGCGATGGCGTCCGCGGCGTCTGGCGAGGCCAGACCGCGGGCCTTCATGTCCTTCTTGCTTTCGAGAAAAATCGTACCCTTGCTGTCGGGCTTGGTCTTCGGCCCGATCAGGTCCGACTTCAGGAAGCGGTCCTCCGGGATGCTGGCCGTCTTGAGCCAGTCGCGCATGGCGCCCCACATCTCGGCCCGCTTGTTGCCGTACATGAGTTGCTTCTGCGCCTTGTTGCCGAAGTTCACGCCGCGCACCTTGTAGCGCTGCTCCTTCAGGCGGTCCACGACGCCCGCGCCGAGGCCGCCCTCGTCGATGACGGTCAGCGCAGGCTTGTACTCTTCGATGGCGTCGATGACGTGCCCGACCACTTCCATCGTGTCTGCGCCGCGCAGCCGCTTGATGGCGATCAGGTCGCGGCCTTGCCGCACCGCGATGACGGTGGCGTCGCTGCCGAACCGCGCCGGGTCCACGCCGATGGCGATGGGCGCCGAGGTGTCCTTGTATTTGGGCCGCTTCATGGCGTCGTCCACGAGGTTGACGGCGATGAACTGGTCGTCGCCTTCCGACGGGAACTGCCCGTAGACTTCGACGTTGGCTTGATAGCTGTCGCTGCCGTACTCGTCGATGATCTGCTGGTAGAGGTTCTTGTCCGTGCCCTCGACATCACGCGCGTCGATGTTGCGTGTGCGCCAGAAGTTGCGCTTGGAGTTGAACGCTTCGTAGAAATAGCCCGTGTTGCGGCGCGGGTTGGAGAAGGCCAGATGGAAGCGGTTGGGCGTGTTTTCGGTGAAGAAGCCGTTGGCGACCGACCAGATGCTGTCGGGGATACCACTGGCTTCGTCGAAGATCAGCATCACACCGTCGAAGTTGTGAACACCTGCATAGCTGTCCGGGTTCTCTTCCGACCACAGCCGGCCTTCGACCGACCAGTAGCGCGTGCCTTTCTTCAGGTCGCGCTCGACGATCTCGGTCAGCCACTTGGCCGGCATGATGCGCGTCGCGGCGACCTCGAACCAGTGGCTGTTCAGCGCCATCGCCAGCCACTTGGTGATTTCAGCCCATGTGACCGAGCGTAGCTGCGCTTCCGAGTTGGCCGAGATGATGGTCGTCGAGCCGATGCGGGTCGAGAGCATCCAGATGGTCAGCCACGAGACCAGTGCCGACTTGCCGATCCCGCGGCCGGAGGCGACCGCTTCGCGGAAAGTGTCATAGTCGATCTTGCCGTTGTTTGAGCGGATGTGGTCGCGGATGTCGGTCAGGATGTCGCGCTGCCATTTGCGCGGGCCGTGGAAGTGCTCCAGCGGCGTGCCCTTCTCGCCCCACGGGAAGGCCAGCAGTACGAAGGCCAGCGGGTCATCCTTGATGGCCGGCGACCACAGCCGCGCCATCAGTTCCATTTCGTCTTGTGCTGAGTAGATCGGCTGCTGCATCAGAACTGCCGGCCGTACTGGCTCAGGCCGCTCATGCTGCCTATACCGCCGAACAGGCCCGCTCCGCGGCCGTAGGCGCTGCCGTAGCCCCCGAAGCTGGCGTTGCCCCTGTAGCGCCCGTACGGGGCTGCTGGCGGCCGTGCGTAGGCACTACGCGCCATGTAGTTCAGCGGGGCCTGCTGCGCCTGCCCCATCGGCGTCGGCTGCTGGTAGGGCAGGAACGGCGTCATGGTGCCGAACGCCGGCATGGGCGGCAGGTCCGCCATCGTCGGCAGCGGCGCCATGTCCTGCGTGCCTTGCAGGCCGCCGGTAGCGTCCGACGGCTGGTCGAACCCACCAAAGTCCGCGCCGGGCGCCGGCGGCGGTGCGCTGGGGCCGGGGCTGAAGGCGTAGCCGTACTGGTAGCCACCCAGCCGCTCGTCAGTGCTGCCGGGACGCTCGTAGGCCGGACCGCCTTGTGGGGGCATGTACCGCAGATAACCGTTAGTCATCGCGTTGCGCATCGACCGTCTCCGTAGGTTGGTTGAGGTCTTCTAGCGCATTTACGGGCGAGTAGATACCCTCGATTACGCGCGTCTGCGCACGCTCCAGCGCGCCGATCACCGAGATTTGCTGGTCCACGTTCACGTCGATCTGCTGCTTGCTGACCCAGCCGTGCTGATGCTTCAGGATTTCCAGCGCCGCCTTACTGTCGCCGTCGGCCGCCGCGTCGTAGAGCGTCTTCGCCGCGCTGTACTCGCCGTCTGCCCGGCCCTTCAGTTCAGCCATCTCCACCAGCGGGTCGAACTCGTGCAGCCGGCGGTACTGCGCCGGGGTCAGGCCAGCGGCCAGCGCAAGGCTGTCGCCCTTCAGGCCATAACGGGCTGCGTTGTAGATCGCCTCCAGTCGCGCCTCTGTCGCTTCCGGTCGCTCTGGCGTGAACGGCAGTGAGTAGAAGGTCATGGCTGCAACATACTCTGCTGCGCCTTGGCTGGCAAGTGGCGCGACAGCGTTCCCGAATACGCCGCCGCGCCACCCCCTCGACATGAACGCGCTGGAGCGTCGCGCCCATGTGGCTCC